GATGACTGAACGGCAAGACCTCGCTAGACAAGAGGCTTTAAGTGCGGCTGAGAACGCAGCACAAGGCGTACAACAGCAGATGTACGGACAGGCTACTGGTACAGCTTTATTGCCTCAACAAATTGCTAGCGGATTTCTTGATCCGTATATGCAAAGTCAACAGCAAAGGTTTGCTGGACAGACACAACAGCAACAATTTGAGCAACAAAAAGCACTAGCTGCACAACAGCAAAAATATGCTCTTGAGCAAATAGCTAAGACTCCTCGTGGTGGTGGCGGTGGAGGACAGCAACCTGATTACTACGGACAGTATTTGTTGGGTACGTTAGGCCAAGGATACAACCAACAACCGCAGGTAAATCCATGGGCTGCTGGTGCTCAAGGTCTAGCTGCTGGATTTGGGCAAGGATTTGGTCAAAATTTAGGCAGAAAAGTAGGAAGCTAATATGGCTGGAGAAGACTTATATAGCGCACTAAGTGGACTGCAATATAGTCCGTATGAAACACCATACGGTACAGCTGCAAGTACTATAGCTTCTGCGACACCTAATCTTATTAATCCTTATGGAAGCACTGGCCAGGCTATAGGCATTGCTTTAGGTGGTACGTTGATATCCTCATTGCTTGGCTATCAAGCGAGACAACAGGCCGCCGATCAATCATTACAAGCTGCTCGATTAGGAACTTCCCTTTTAGGAGCTGCAACACCACAAGAGCGATTGGGAATTATAGAAAGCACTCCTGATGCTCTGATGCAGAGTAAGTTGCTTGGCTTAAATACTCAATTGCTTGGGCAAGAAAGATTAGTGCAAGCCTTACGACAACAAAGGCAAGCAGAAGCCCCATTTGAGGTTGATATTAAACGAGCGCAAGAGCTTGGAGTATCTTTGCCTGCTCTTGCAGAAATAGACAAAGAAAGAAGCGCAAGACGAGCCACTATTTTAGCTCAAACTGCTCCTTCAGTTGGAACAGCAATGCCAAGTGGAGCAACTGATATATTGGGCATGCCTGAAACTTATGAATATTTGACTAAGCCAGAGCGAGAAGCGTTAAAATTCAAACAAGAAGCAGAAGTTAAAAAAACAGAACAGGTTGATGCGCTTCGTAAAGAATTTTCTGCACTACCAGAAGTAAAAAATTACTCATTAATTGATAACGCTGCAAAGGTAGTAACCCAAGCTGTTAAAGATCCAAGTTCTGTTGCTACTCAAGAGCTAGTGCGAAGAGCAGTTCAGTTAATTGAGCCGGGAATGGCGGTACGGGAAGGCGAGCAAGCTGCTATTATAGCCAGTCAAAGCATTCCTGATAGGCTAAAAGGAGAATTAACAAGAGCATTTGCCGGAGAAGGTGGTCTGTCAGAACCAACACGGGAAGGAATTCTTCGCATTGCTGAAAGAGCATACAACACACAAGCAGATCGTTATAAAGTAACAAAAGATTACTATGAAGGATTGGCTAAAGAACGAAACTTGCCAAGTAAAGCAATTTCGTATCTTGGCGATGCGCCAACTTGGAAAAGTATTACAAGCAAAGATACAACTCCAGATGCTCAGAAATTACAAACATTAAGAGAACTGCAAGACCAGCTTGCACAGCTTAAAGCTGCACGAGGTGTACGGTAATGGCTGATATTGATGCTGAAATAGCTTCGGTAAGAGCTGAAATAGATCGTTTGCGAGCGTTGCCTGAAGCAGTAATGACGCCAGCACCAACAGCTCCCGCACCAGGGCAGTTAATGAGTATAGCTGGGCAACCTACTAGACCTCCTACAGCGCTTGAACTGGGCGTTGCTGAAATGAGAACTAGGTCGCCGCTAGAGCAAGCTATAGCTGATGCTTATGGTCGAAAGTTACTGACCCAAGAAGCGTACAGCCTTGGTACATTTCCAAAGATTGAAGCCGCTGCGGAAGCTGGTAAAGCTTTGCTGTTTGGTCGCTCTCCTGTTGAGCAATTTGCTCAAGAAACACAGCGCCAGGACATACTTAAAGAGTATGTGAAACAAAAAGACCTAGAAGCTAATCAGTTAGTTTTAGGCATGACTGGCCCGGAACTTGGTGGCGCCTTGTTATCGCCTGTTGGACGCTTGTTTACTCCTGCAAAAGTAGCACCTGCGGCTGGATTGGCTGAAGCATTAGCAGTTAGAGGTGCAAATGTTGCTAAAGCTGGTGGCACTGCTGCTGGTGCTGCTGGATTAGAAACCTTTTTATCTCAACCTGGAACAATTGAAGAACGATTAGCAAAGGTACAAGAGATTGCTGGTCCTGCTGCTTTACTTGGCGGTGGACTAGGAGCTGGAGCAGAACTAACAAGTGCTCTTGCGCCGAAACTTAGTGATTTTGGCAAAGCTGCTCGGCGCAGTGCTATTGGCGCAACACAAGCCGATTACAAAAAGACTGTTGGCAAACGGCAAATTGATATTGATCCAACGTCCGGTGCTCAAAGTTTAACGCAGAAGGGATTGGATAACGTCCTTGAGAAAGGATATTTAGGCGACACGATTGATCCAACTGAAGCGTATGTAAACGCTCAAAATTCTGTTGTGAAATTAGAAAATCAACTTGATGATAGAATTGCTCAAGTTGAATCAGCTGGCGTCAAAGTTAAAACGCCTCAGTTTATTGATATAGTTAGGAAAATACAAAAGGGTACTGGCTACACTGTAAACGAGCAAGATACTTACCTTAAAAAGATTGCAGAGATTAAATCGCTTCTTCAACAGCGTGGCAAAGGAGCATTAAGCTATTTGCAAGAGCAAAAGAAAGCATACGGTAAGAAATACGATCCAAAAGGCGAATCAACAGAAGCCATGTTTAACCGTGATGTCTATCATGCTTTGCAAGCTGAAATTGAAAAATACGTGCCAGAAGCAAAAACAATTAACAAAGAAGTGCAAAGCATTCTTCTTACACGGCCAATTCTTGAAAAAGGCGTTGCTGCTGAAAGTGATGTAGCTGGAAAAGTATTTAATCGATTAGGCAAAATAGCTTTTACAACGGGTGGTGCATTCGGTGCCGGTGCAATTCCTTTGCTTGGCCCAGTAGGTGGAGCCGGTGTTAGTGCTCTTGGAGCGGCGTTAGGAAGTAAAGCCAGTCGTGATGTGATTGGTAGAGCTTTGCAACAACCAGAAGCTATTGCCTCTGCGCTGGGTCGTCTGGGGATCCAAGCTGGCGCTGCTCAAAGGCCAGAAATTCAGGCAATGTTTCCAGAAGCTACAGAAGCTACTACGGAAGTTAGTGACGTAGATCGACAAATTGAATCGCTTCGAGCTGAAATTGAAACACTCAAAGGCAGTGCGCCAGCGTCTAATACCGTTGTCAAAACTCCTACCAAGCAAAACATCAGCGCATTGATTGCTGAACAGCCACCTATAATCAGAGCAATCATTGATACTGAGTCTAAAGGTAATCCAAAAGCTAAAAGCGAAGTTGGGGCACTTGGTTTGATGCAACTGATGCCAGGGACCGCTAAAGAGTTAGGGGTAGACCCATTAGACCCGGTGAAGAATATTGATGGTGGTACTCGCTATTACAATCAAATGAAGAAGCAGTTTCCTGATATGAAAGTAGCTATTGCAGCTTACAATTGGGGACCAGGCAACATGGCAAAGGCAGTCGCTAAGGTTGAGAAGAAAGGACAAAAACCTACCTGGCAAAACATATTGAAATACAATTCTGTACCTACTGAGACGGAAGAGTACGTTAAACGAGTAATTAAAAAGCTAAATCAACTAGAGGCATAATATGAGTTGGAGTGGTGGAACCTATACCAAAGGCAACAACGTAAGCGGCGGTTGGGTCGGAGATGCTTCTGTTGGTATCGGCATCGAAGCAGGCCGTCACGATACGCAAGACAACGACTTTGCAACCGGTATCAATACCTGTCTTACTAAAGACGGACAAAACGCTGCAACTGCTGACTTGCCGATGGGTGGGTTCAAGCATACCAACGTGGCCAATGCGACTGGCAGAACTAACTATGCTGCGGTTGGGCAAGTTCAAGATGGAGATTACATCTGGCTAGGTACTACAGCCGGAACTGCTACAGCAATGACCGCTTCAGCTACTCCTGCGATTACAGCGTACAAAGCTGGTCAGAAGTTTAGGATGATAATTGGTGCAGGACTAGGATCTACTGGTTCTGTCGCTACCGCTGCAACAATTAACATTAATAGTATTGGCGCAAAGAACATTGTAAATAACGAGGATTCTACAAATCCTACACTTGGAACATGGGTAGCTGCTGCGTTAATGGAACTTATTTACGATGGGACTAATTTTAGGATTACCAACGATCCTGGTGGATGGTTGACGTATACGCCTACTTTTACTCCGGTAAGCGGAAGCATCAGTGCCGGGACGTTGTTTCGAGCTTCTTATCGCAAGCGAGGTAAGTCCATGGAAATAAATATTTATAGAACATTTAATACGACAACTGTAGGTGCTTCGATTGCCGTGAGTTTGCCCGTGAATTGCGCTGTTACTCTCAACAGTTACATTACACCAATTGCAACTTTCTATGCCAGTGCCGGTGCAAGTTCAATAGCTATAAACGCTGCTGCCACATCCCTTACCTGTTTTCCAGCACATGGTGTAGCAACTTGGGGTAGTTTCTCGTCTCAAGCAATAGAAATTGTAACTTCTTACGAGAGTGTATAATTATGAAATGGCAAAATTTGCTTCCTTTTCACGTTAAAGAAGATGAAGCCACCGATGATTTTATTGCAATTTTAATTCGTGCGTACCGGAATAAAGAATTGTTTGCTTCCGACTGGACTCAACTACCCGACGTAGACCTTGCAAACAAATGGGATTGGGCAGTCTATCGCCAATCATTGCGGGATATGATGGCGCAGAACGAAGACCCTAAACTGATCGTCTTTCCCGAGCCACCAAAGTGAAAACGCTCAGGTTGATTCGAGTTACAGAACATGCCGGCGCTACGTTCGGTGTGCTTTGTATCAATGAAGCACCTGAATTTGTCACTGTAGAGGACGCTTGGCGGGATAATGAAACCAAAGTGTCCTGTATTCCGGTCGGTCGTTATAAAATAGTGCGGCACAAGTCGCCTCGTTTTGGAGCTGTTTACAAGGTTTTAAACGTTCCTAACCGAGAGCACATTTTGATTCATGCTGGTAACACTCATAGGGATACAGAAGGTTGTATTCTATTGGGTATGCAATACGGTAAAGTTGGTCCTGATTCTGCTATTCTTGCTTCCCGCTCTGCCTTTTTGCAGTTCATGGAATTGATGAAGGATACTCCAGAAGCGCAATTGATGGTGATTGATGCTTATGGTGGAGGCCGGGTGCATTGAGCGAGCAAGATTTTACACAAATTAAAACGTGGCTTGACCTTGCTGTAAAGGCAATAATTGGCGTGGTCATTTCTATTGTCGGCATGGACTATCGTTCAGTCAAGAATAGTCTGCGGGAATTGGAAGAGAGCAAGTACCGAGTCACGATGGAAGTGCAGATTATCCAAGCGGAACTTACCCATATTAAGAATCAAATTGACCGCATGGATAAGAAGCTCGATAAGGTTTTAGACAAATGAAACTTTTGATTGTGTTGTTAGCATTGATGGCTACTGCACAAGCTCAAGCACCTAGTTACTTATCTCTTTGTCATCCCACAACTGATTGTAAGGCTCTTAAACGCACCTGGCGTGGGCAGGATACCATTATTACTGGCTGGCTTGAGCAAACGTTTGGCTCAGAATGTAAATGCGCTGACGAGCTTTTACAGAGCCCTGAAGCTAAGATAATCCGAGTACATTTAATTAACTCGCCATGTATGCGTAATGGTAGATGCGGGAAGTATGAGCTGCTTTATGGCGAAACGGCAAGTTCTGCTAGTAAGAAGGTATTACGAAAGAACCGTCAATTTTTACACAAATTTGACCAAGTAGTGCGTAGGTTTCGGAACCGATTAACAAGAGCGACTGGTAGTGTGCAGTGTTATGTGTCGCCCTGCTTAGAGTGTGATCTCAATGGAAAAGCTCGAAAACATCTTGCCGCTCGTGTATCTGCTATGTTGCCTAGCTGTATCATTGTGGATAATCCTTTCGGATCCGCCTGTTTGCCAGGGTATGTCTGTGAGAAACACGGAGCAAGTCCTGGAATTGCTGCGCCATGTATAATAGACCTGGACGGCGTTGACGGAACAGATATTAACGTTGACAAGTTTGCCGCTCGTTATCGACACTGTGACATAACCTTTTATTGGGAACATTGGATGAACTGTATTCGAGGTTCGTTTGTTGACCCTCGGAAACGCGACTGTAAGTACGACAAAAGCATTTACGATTATACAAAAGGAATCTTATGCCATTCTTTCTCGGGTCCATTCTCCGCCACTTGCTCACATTAGCAGCGGGTGGATTACTTGGTGTAGGCGTTGCAGAGGATGACGCACACAACCTTGTTAAAGCCGCTGAACCAGTTGTGGGTGGCGTTGTGTTGTACGGCGTATCTCAGGCTTGGTCTCTATTTGATTCTAAGAAGAAACGCTAAACGTCTGTGTTGAGGCGGTAGCGTTTGTTGCGGAGTTTGCTTTCTTCCGCTGCCGCTACTGCCTTGTCTGCGCCAGTATTTTCCTCAATGTATTTGACGATAAGAGCAAACTTACCCTGTGCTCGGACTTTATCGAGCTGTAGTTTGAATTGTTCTTTGGCTTGTTTCCGCATTGCCTCTGCAATGCTCTCATCATTGTATAGCTCGCACGTCAAGTACGTCAGGTTAAACGGTGATGGGTATGGATCAAACAAAAACCATCGCAACCTAGAAAAGTCTCCGATTGTTTTGTGATACATCACATTTTTACGGTCACATTTTTGTTCATGTAATATGGTTCGCATACCAACTTGAGATAATCCCTCTAATCGGTCAAAAAAGAAGCAATAATCTTTGAGTGCACGTTCTATTACTGCTAACCAGAGTGTTCTCTCTGGAAAGTCTTGAGAAATTTCTTCTTGTTCCATGTTAAGTGTTATTTCTCTTCGCATCTTTTACCAAAGCGATCCAGTCTTCAAGATACATTGTGACTAACCAAGGCTTATGATTTTTACGATGCATCACGGTTGGTATGCGCTCTTGGCAATCTCGTAACGATTGATCCATAGCATTATCAACATTTAGCTTTTCTACTCTTTTGCATTCGATATGGAACTGATGCAGCTCATTACACTCTACGTCAGAATCGCCAGCAACGCCGCAGAATTGTTGTGTGCGCCTAGCTGTAAAGCCATGGTCTCTCAGCTTTGATGCCAGTTCTCGCTCGCCAGCGCTTCCCTTTTGTTTTCCGTTTATCATGCTTTTTGTATCAAGTTATGGAACTGGCTTAGTAGTATTGGCAGTTTTGGTGGATTGTCTCCAAATCGTCTGATCACATTCTTGCAAAACTGCTCGTCAGTGTAAGCGCAAATTAGTTCGGTATCTTTTCCCGCTGCCAGTGTAACTAAAAACTTGCGTCTGCGGTAATATTTTTCTGCTAGCTCGTCTTTTATCCCCTCGACAATGAGTTGTTTGGAGTGATTGTCAATCTTGCGAATGCCGTCCAAGACTTTGCGGAGAGCGGAAGAGTTATCAAACTCAAACTTTAAGTTAATAGGGTGATACTCAACAAAAACACCGTTTACTAAAAAGTCGATGGT